TATTGAGCCGCCAGATTGGTCATTGTCTGACTATCCAGAAAATCTGTCAACGCCGTGGATCGCCCAACAGTAATCACCGCCGTGGTCGAGGCCGCTGATCCGCAAATGACCTTGAAGTGATCCAACACACACCGCTTGCCGGTCGGCACGGTATACAATGTCGTTGCCCCTGTACTGGTCACGTCCAATGTTGTCGACGACAATAACGTGACCGCCGCTTCTTTTAAATCCGCCATGCTTAGCTCCCGTATCGGGCAAGACTCAAATCCATTCGCCCGGTCTGATTATTTTCCTGACCACATACCGTCCGGGCCTTGGCCTCGACGGTTTGTAGTTCACTTTGAATACTTTCGCGATTTGTTTTAGACAGACTCCCGGCCAACAGGGGGATGAGTTTCCACGCCATCCGAAGCAACAACACTTCGGCAAACAAGGGATCAAAATCACCCGGGTCGGTCACGGATTGGACGTAACGAATACTACATGAATCGTAATCTGTGAGTATACGATTACCTTCTCGCGTCCAACGCTGGTAGGGGGCATCTGATCCATCGTCCTCATAAACATCAATCAGCCGCATAAAATCGGCCGGTAGTTCATACTGATAATCCCATTCATAATCCGGTGTCTTAACAGCGACAACCGGGTAACCAGTGGCACAATTAATTTGGTACGTACTTGAGGTACTAAACGTATATACGGTTTCTGACCCGTAAGTCACCAATACGCCATTATAATACACCTTAGATACCGTGGCATTCGTGATGGTTTCGCCGTCGGTAAAGTCCCCGGAAATATGACTTAGATCATACTGCGAATCCGATGTGACGGCTAAAATGGTCGCCGTCGTTCCCGATGTCACGCCCGTGATCGTGTCATCCACAGACCAAGCCGATGTCGGCGAGGCGTCCAATGTCATTGTTTTGATCTGAGACAGTTCGTCCCGTGTGGTCAAAAACGGCCATGTATAAGATCGCACCAACGCATTTAATGTCGTGGTCCAATGACGAAAGGAAACCAATGCCGCCACACTGGTTTGGTCAGCTAAGGTGATTTGAGACGCCCCAATTCGGTCCAAGACCTGATTAATAAACGTAATTTCCGCCGCCGTCGTAAAAGCCATTATTGTACGTCCTTAAAATTTACCGGGAGCATGGACGGACGGTGTTCACACCCCCGGCATTTGGAGGGGAGAATAACACTCATTAGACAAGACACGTCTTGCCGTGAGCTTCGATCCAAATAGTGCCTGCACCTGTCGAATCCACAACAATCGCCGTGGCCGCTGTGCATTGCACGCCCATCCCCGGCGGAGCTTCCCAAAGAAATCGGCCGCCGGTAGCGTCCAATGGAATCGGACCAAAATGGGTTGTGGTAACCGCATCGGTCGTTTCTCCCGACCCAATGGTGATATCCATAGCGGCGTCGGCATTGATCTGTAGTTTCGTCAGATAATGTGTACGCCCGGACGCGGCGGCGGCGATTTCTTCGGCCCCGGTAACGTCCTCAGACGCCAGGGATTTATAAAATAACACCCCATCGGCCGGTAGGGCGACTAACGTAAATGTATTGGATGTAATAGCCATGATTCATCCTTTAGCTTAAATGCTGGTCCGGGTACAACGATTGATTGCATACGGCGGCTGAGGGCGTCGTAAACGATACTCCCGTGCCATCTGAGGCATACCGTGTTGAGCTTCCCTTTTTGGGGATGTCCTGTGTCGCTCCATACGACAATGGATCAGTCGAAGACAGTGAAGCGTCTGTGGCATTCACCGCACAATACTGCTTCACCATTTCATCCAGATCATCAAAAGTAAACCCGGCCTCGGGTGACTTAAACGGATTGCGTTTAAGCCAGTAAATAAATCCATATAACGTTTGATCTGCTGTTGCGGCGGCCATAATAAGACTCCTTAATCGTGTCCAAATATACGTTTGTAGTTTTCATCATACCGCTTTTTATTGACAGGTCGTGGAACATCGCCTTTTCCAGCGGCCTTTAGGTTTCTGGATATCTTTGGCTGTCCATCCCTGTCGGTATACCCTGCGTTATACGTTCTTCGGTTGGCTTCTTCTCTGACGTTATTTTCCGATTCATTCGGCGATAATATAAGCGGCTGAGGTTTCATAAGGGAAAAGGGGCGGCCTTTTTCGGCCACCCCATAAAGCTAATCCATTTCTTCTTTTTCGACTTCAATTTTTTCATCGTCCAATATTTCATCTTTCGATTCAGGGACGATACGATTTCCGTTTTCGTCGAACATTGTCATATTAAAACTCCTGTTAATATGAGCCTTGAAGCATGATAAGCGGACCGTCATTGGCCGCGTCTCCGACCATGACATAACCGGCGTACTGGCTGGTGACAGGGGATGCACCGGAGTTACCGACAACATCAACTGAGCCGTCATGTCGCCAATAGGCTCCTTCACCGACATACGCATTCCCCACGGTACTTTGTGGAGCGACGAAAGCCGGTCCCCGGGTCTTTACCCACCCGTAATACGTATCGGTAAGCAAGGCCATCGGAACGCCAATAAAGGCAAGTCCGCCGCTCGTATTTGCCTGTGAAATCGTGGAGTACGGATTTGCATAAAGCTCCATACTGTCAGACGACGTTAAGGCAACACCAACAGGTCGGTCAAGATACAGTCTTGTGATTGTACCAGCGGTAGCGTCGTTGCCCGCTATACAATACACTTGAGCATCGCCGGTTGCATGGAATATAATGATATACCCACCGGCGTACTGATTTTCTGTAATAGAGCCTTGTGTAATGGTGACATGGTTTGAACCAGCGGCCTCACCCCCGGGGAGCGACTCAAAACTTACGGCGGCACCTGTGCCCTCTGTGTGTACGCCCATCTGATAAGACGTAAGCGTTGCACCTGCCTTGCAATACTTATAAACGCTTCCATCCCATGCCAAGAACCGCGTCCCAAGTATATATCTTTGGGTGACGTCATTGGTGGAAAGACCAATATTGTAGTCACCCGTAAGGTCCTGCGGCCCGGCATTCCAAGGCAACGGCTGATTGGGATAAGCAAAATCATTACTCATTGTAATAACTCCTAAGAAAAAGAGTTTCGTTTTTTTTACTACGATTACGCACTGGTCTTGAGATTGATTTCAATCACCGCCGGGCCTTCATTGCGAACCGCACCACAGGACATCGTTGTATATATTTGAACGCAATCGCTTAAATCGTGTCGAATACTAACACTCACAGACGGTTCTTCTTGGGATGAAAACGTGATGGAGTTTTCAGCAAACGCATAGCAATGTTTACAGTCGGTTTCGGTGCCGTCGGTCACCAGACGGGTCGACATCAAAAATTCAAACCCCATGAAGGTGTTGATTTGGCCCTGTGCCAATGCCCGGACGTTGTTATAGTCGACGCTCTTGACTTCCGTGGTGTTAAGCAACTGGTTGATGTTATACGGGTTGCACACAAAGTACCGACGCCGCATGGGATCAATTTCAGCATCGTCCAGTAATTGCTTACATGTCAACAGCTTGGCGATGGTCAGTCCCGTGGCAGTAGTGTCACTGTGGGCGGAACCTGCGGCAACAACAGAGCCATCCCCGGCAATCAGCCGCATTTCACCGGTGGCATAATAGTTGACCGCTGTCGAGCCGGTATGTCCGGTATAGACCGTCCCACCCAAAGCGGAAATAATTTCATCATCAATCGCCCGATTCAGACCGCTGACCTGATTTTGTGCATACGCACTTTGCGGATCAATCAGCATCTTTAGCCGATCCTGCTTATCAATCAAATCCGCTGGGACTTCATAATCGACAATGGTCAATTTACGCCGATCATGCGTCGCGTCGGAAATCGGTGTCGCCCCATGTCGTGTCGTTCGTTTTTGCGGGTCTTTCTTGGCTAACCGTTCGATAAACATGGTATCGCCTGTCATGGCTTCGGGCATGACAGTCTTACGCAAAACAGATTGCTTCTGTTGCGAAAGCATGAGGATGTTTGCTTTGTATTGATCTACGAAAGCAACGGGTATCTGCAAACTCATAGGTCTATCCCCTAAAAGGTTTTAAATTTAGTTAATGCCTTTTTCGGTGATTTGCCTTTGAGTAGATACTCAACAGGTTCTACCTGCGTTTAGCGTTCGGTCAACGGCCCACTTTCAGGCGGTCAACGCGGGTTCTTGCAGATTTGCCCGTGATTTAAGTTGTATATGACACACTATGTCAGATATTTTATTTTGTCAACCCCTTATTCCAACATTTTTCCACCACTTTTTTGCAACATGAGCCGTTGCACTTCTTCGATAATGCGTTTATGCTCAACAGGATTGGTTTTGCCATCCATGTAGTGTGGATTGTTCATTAACGATTGTATCTGTTGATCGACACTCATGTATTTACCGCCTTCACCCAATGACGTATCCACGCCGTGGGACTCCGTATGGTGTTTGTGGTGTATTGTGGCGATAAAATCAGCAACCAGTGGATCGTTGCCAATTCGTTCCAATAATTTGTCCCGTTGCTCACCTTCTTCGGTGTTTTCGGTGATGGCGGCATTGGCAAACTGCAACCGGGTATCATACGCATCGCCCCATTTTTCCCGCAATTCGGCTTCGGCCTGTTGTTTCATAACCGGCATCGCCAATTCCAACGCTTCCTCATAAAAAGCCACCGGATCAGAGGTCATGGCCTGTTCGGCCTGTTGCATTCGCTTGGCATCCAACGCCATGATCCCGGCAAATTGCTTGGGTGTCAGCCCCAACTGGTGCATGACCCCTTTGGCCTCGTTCATCAACTCGGCATCCTGATAATACTTTTCAACTCCTTCGGGGATGGTCAGAGTGTAACCGTCCGGCGATTCCGGTACGCCAATAGCCCGATGAAAGGCCAGAATTTCCTGCGGATTGGCATTTTCGCCGGGTGGGTAAACGCCCTTGTTTTGCCGACTGATAACTTTATCCTGGTTGTCGACGTGCTGGATCAGATCATCGACGCTTTTCATCCCGCTCCATAACATTTGATTGCGACCTCGGATGTCTTCGGGGATCACCTGATTTTGCCAGCCTTCATTGAATGACCCATCGGTATTGATAAACGATGGACCTGCTTCGGGGGTGACGGCGGCCGGGGTTGTTTCTTCGGACATGTTATTCTCCTTGCTCAGTTTCCATAATACATTCTTCGGCCCGTTGGCCTAAATTCATATTGATTTGATGTTGGATCATGCGATAGACGGCATACGCTCCCAAGTTGTAATAGGTCTGATTGGTTGATGTGGGATCAGCCGGGTTCTGATTGTAATTCGCCAGACAGAACGTACCCAAATGATCCAGCACGGTCTGTCCGGCTTGTGTGGCGAAACATTCTTTGTAGGCTCGACTTAACTGATCGGCGGTCATTCTTTTTCTCGCTTCGGTTTCCAACCTGTTTTTCGCATGGTTCCATAAATATACGCTCTGGCCCGGGCACTGGTGGTTGATCCAAACCGCTTACGGGCCTGTGCTTTTAGTTTGCGTTCCATTGCTTTAGGCATCAGGCGACTCCTTGCAACATTTGTTGTGCAGGTGATCCAGGTTGCGGGGCGGCTGATCCATCTCGATAGGCTTGGCCCATCGCCTGGGCGGCCATCATCGCCTGCATTTGTTGTTCTTTCTGTTGTCGAGCTTGTCTTAACGCATCCCGCTCTTCGGGGGTATTCAAATCCGATTCATTAACCCCAAACGTGGTTGCCATATTCCGACCGGCCCGATCCACATTGATTGTATCGACCGTAAAATTAGGAACCACTTGTTCCATCAATGCCGAAAACTCGACATAGCGTTGCAACGCATCGGCGTTTTGTTCTTTCAATGCCAACGCCAGGCGGCCCAAATATTCCACCTTGAATCCACCTAATTGCGGCGGCGGGGCGGGGATTCGGTAATTGCGAAGCAACAGTAATACACACCGTTCGATCAGCGGCGTCAGGCATTCGTTGTAAAATCGGGTGGCTGGCAATACCACTTGCTGATATCCGGCCTTGATCCGTTCGGCGATTTCCAACCGGGTCCGGCGATCCCCGGTCAGTTCATCCAGTGGGGCGAACACCTTGTCATAAAAGATATTGCGGATATCCTGTTTGGTCATGTCCAGCGTATCTTTACTGATCGGAAAACTGCCATGCAGGTTGCGGTCCAACGCCTGAATCGAGTTCATTTCCGTGACGATGTTATTGGCCCCGGGATATACTTTGGGCGTGCCATCAAAGGACGACAAGGTTTGACGGGGAGGATTATTGGATAAATCGGCACACAACAACAAAGATCGTTTTTGTTGTTGCAGTTCCTTATCGGCCGACAGACCATAGACCCCTTGCCCATAGCCCCATTTTTCCTGACTGCTGGTCAACCAACGGGCAATGTGATAAGGCAATTCACGAAACCCGCCTTCATCAACTACGATCTTCTCCCGTTCATTGACACACAGGTTTTCATAGGCAAAATTCAAGCGGTCGGCATACTTCATACTGCGAACAGGTCGACGACGAATCCGCCAGATATAATAAAACTTATCCTGTCGCCGTCGTGGATCGTTAGCCGCTTCAATCACCAATCGACCGGCCTTGTCCCCAAACAGTTGCACCGCCTGTTCGGCGGTGTACTGCCAGCGGATCAGACAACGATTGGGATAGCCCCGGGCATCCACACCGAAACGGAAATTCGCTACGTCCCAATCTTTGAAATTCAAACTCAACAGATCGTTATTCCATTCAGAAAAAATACACGCTGTGCCGAATCCGGCCCATGACATGATTGTTTCGTTGATTTCCAAAATGAAATTACAGGAGGGCTTAAATAGTTCCGTATGGAGAATCTCTGTAACGCGATTGAGATAACTGATCGTGTTACCGTTAAACTCCGCTTGAGACTCAGGAGCCAATCGACAAAAATACTGCCCCGGCGGAAACAAGACCGACGACAGACCGGCACACATCTTTTGAAACGCAATGCGGCCGGTGGGATCAATGATCGGCAGGGATTTATCTTCTCCGGGTGTCTTTTGGGAGAGGATAGAGCTTTCCCGTTGCATAAAGTGATCGGCAACCTGTTGATACAATGCCATTGGCACGGAGGCGTCCGAATCTTCGCGTTGCCATTCCTGAATGATTTCTACGGCTCGATTGTCCATGATTTTATCCTAATACGGTTTTTTTGCCGCTGGACGGCGATAGCGATCCGGTCAATACCGTCTTGCGATATCCACCTTGACGGCGTTTTCGCGTGATGGCTTCATCCCCAGCAGGGGCGGTGTCCTCTACAGTAGCCGCCGGAGCTACAGGCGGGGGCGGGGGCGGCGGTTCGGGGGCTTTGGGCTTTCCCATGATTTATCTCCTAAAAAACAGCGTATTCCATAATACAATCTTCCTTGGTTTGACCAAACCGACGGTCGTGACTTTGGCCCACCTTCAACGAGGCCACCGAAAAATAATTCAACGCATTGCGGAAATGGTCATTTCCATTGCCGGTTTTCTTATAGCGATAAATCGTTATGCGTTTGCGTTTGTCGATTTCCTTGCTCTTGACACAGTTGCAACACTGCTGAGCAAAATCATCGATCAGCCGGGATCGGCGGGGGAAAACGATCTGGCTGGATGTAATGATCCGATGGGTATAATCAAAAATCCCCGTCCGGTAGACCTTGACGATCCCATTGGTATCCAGAAAATTAACATCCTGCATGGGCGAATCGGTGTACTCACACAACCAGACGCGGCATCCATACCGAATCGCGGCCTTTTGAAATTCCCGTGCCGCGTCGGCATTGGGCCGCAAATCCGTGACACAGGATTTGACCCGGTACCGTTGAATAATATCCAGTAATTGAGCAAATCGATTTTGGGTAACATCATCCAGTACAAAGACCCGGATAACTTTGTAGGTCTCCCCGCCGGTCCGCACGCCGATCACAACGTGCTTTTTATCATCATTGTCCACCCCCATTGCACAAGGACCGTCGTGAGAATCCGGCATCCCCTCGTTACCGCAACAACTGTATACATTTTCCTTGCGAAGTTTTTCATCTTGAGACGAATACGCCCGGCCCAACATCAGCCGCACCACATCGCCGAGATTGTTTTCAGGGGGATGGCGATAACAGTTCAAAACATGAGCGGGGTCTTGAGATTCGCTGGTCAGATACGACCAGTTAAACCCATGTCGACGACGGTTTTCTTTTTTGGTGGGCACCCATGTCCCGATCCGCTGGCTGACGGGCTTGCCACATTGGGTACACCGTATGTACCCGGTGGGCTGATAGTTCTCCATCCGGGCAATCCGATCCGGGTAGAATCCTATGCACTTTTCAGGGTCATTAAAAAACTCAATTTCCGCACAGGTCCAGCCGCCACACGGGCACTTGCGATACCAGAACCGCTGATCCGATCCGGACCACAACGAATCAATACCCCGGTCTTCATCGGAGGGATTGCCGATATACACAATCTGTGACTTGCCCTTGATCCCATCGATGTGGGCATTGGACAGCCGCCCCCGAACCTTGCCGATGATTTCCTCCTCCATCTGATCCACTTCATCCAGTACCGCTTTATCGACGTGAATACCGGTGGCGGCCACGGATTGACGGCTTTCACCGTCGGCGGTGGGCATCATCCGCAACCCCCGCAAGTACAAATTAGCACTACGAATCCGCTTGACATCGGCGGCATCGGTCTTGCGGCCGCCAATGGTCAGGTACTTTCCAATCTGCGAAGGATTAAACTGAATGAGAGGATTCCAGCGGGTCTTGGAATAATCCATCATATCCCCATCGTTGGGGAACCCATACAACACCCCCTGTTCATACCGGCCGTAAATCATCCCATGCAGGCATTCAAGGATTTCAGCGTCCGACACCCCGCACCCGGTGGCCTTCATGTAACATTTCTCGGGGGCATCGTCGTGCATAAACGCGACTTGGTACTCACGACCGTCGGTGCAAAAAGGCTGGCCATTGGATAAGCGGATATGGTTGGTCTTGGCCCAATAGGCGGCATGAGACCTACACATCAATTCAACTTGTTGTAGAGCCTCACTGTTCATCACTGGCCCTTGAGTTTTTTGCGGGCCTGACGTGCCACCTCTTTTTTTCGCTTTTCAATATCGCTTTTCGCACCCGTGGCCTTTTCAATGACCTTGGTTCGAGCGGTTTTGTACGATTCAAGTCGATCAAGCTCTTTTACAGCGTCTTTTAAAATGCGTCGCTTACGCTTGGGAACCGGGCTTTTGGCCCCCATCGTCAAGAGCCGAGCAATTTCAAGCATATTCGGCATATCAGGTCTCCTTTGTCGGAGTCTCACTTTTTCTCGCACTATATCACTATATGAGAATTTTAGAGAAATAAAAAATATATTTGACAACAGTTGTCAATGATAATATGGTGTTCGCATGGATCAAACGGCGTGACCCCTTCTTTGAGGAACACATTCCCACCCCGTTTGATCTGATTCATAATGTCAGCCCCTCGGCGTCATGTTGTAGAACAGGGTCTACCTCCAATGCGTCGGGGGGCCTATTTAGCTTAAATTAAGAAAGGATGTGATATGGGTTTCTCTCAGTCCTCCATGAATCCATTAGACCCGTTGACATGCCACATTATCAACGGATTTAACCTCATGACGTCGTTTATTGCCAGCACTGGCTGTGACGGATTTTCCGACTTTGTTTTAGAGGTGTCCCAACAAACCGGGGTGCCCAAAAACTATTTGAAACAAGATATCGAACACGCCCTGCAATTTCTCGATGTTCTCAATAAAGCCGCCCATATATCCGGGGCACAACGCATTCATATTAAAGAAAAACCCTCCACACCGCCGATAGAATATATGATTTGACCCCAAACCCGTTTTGGGTGCTACGCATAGGTCCGTGGGGTGCCCGCCCCACGGGCCGTATTTAAAAAGAGAGGAAACCCATGACCGATAAAGAGGCTGTTCAAAAATGTATGAATGAAATTTATTCGTTTAACACCGTCGAACATTTTTTGCACTTCAACGCTGGATTGCAGATTCTTTCCCTGATTATACGGCATAAAGACAGCCGACCCGCAATGGAGGCGGTTGTACGACGTTTGGCTGAGGAACAACCCACGAACACACCCACGCTTTATAAGGCGATCTTTGACGTGTTAAACGAATTGGATTTTATTGTTGAACGTCTAAATTCTATTGAGATACTCAAAAAAGATAAGGAGAATAACGATGAACAATCCGACGATTATTCACATCAAGATTAAAAACAATGGAGACAGACGGGTTTATTCCAATGCCGGGCATAATTGCCACGATTGTGCCTGTGAAACCGTCTGTCGGTTCTGGCACAACGTCAAACAGTTTCCATCGCCCCCGGAGGGGGAAGTCGACCTTCTCTATAAATGTCATAGTTTTTTCAGTCGCACTCATGCCGACATATTGCGGGATTTTAAAAATGTCAAAGAAGATCAAATATCACGTGTAGAAATTGAAATAAAAAAAGACGACGAGACACCCGAAGAGGCCGAAAATGTTCCCGAACCCATCGACGACAAAGAGCAACTACCGGACGGCTGAGTCCTGCGTACATTGCCAATTCGTAAGCGTGACATTTCACACAAAAGCCGGAAATGTCACCGAAGCCGAACTATATTGCCAACAGCATAAGATGGAGGTGGGCTTGTTCTGTGTCTGTGATGAATTTGTGAGGCGATGTGATTGAAATATTGGAGGAGTGTGCCGAAAAATCAATCGGAATTATGAAAGGTGCTGATATGACAGAGTATGACTATCCAAAAATTGATGATGAAGAATATCCCTACAGCACCATGATGGGACTGTTAATTATAAGGGCAATCATTGAACGCGATGATGTTGCTTATTTTACCGATGCCACGATACGCGAAACGGCTGATTATTCACAGATTCCGATCGAGCATTGTCGTAACTATCTTAAATTAGCCCTTAATTACATCGATAAATTAGCCAAATCCGTAAAAAGAAGAAAAACATTAGACAATAACAGGGAAGAATCACAATAAAATAGCGTGATTGTGGATAAATTTTGTCTTTTAGACGAAAATTGGATTAGGCGTAAGTGGAGGGGGAAGCATATTAGCTGGCGGGGGGCTTGGGGGGGCATGGGGGTCCGATAATATGTGCGTTTAACTGATTCCTAATCAGCAGTCAACCTGCAATTCTGGTCTAAAAACGCCGATTCTACCTCATCAGTGGACGGTTCGACTGGACAATCGCCACTATTTATAGGCTCAAAGTCGGCCTCGATCATATCAGCAGGGCATTCGACCGGCTCTCCTAATAAACGGCGTTCTGCTATTTGTGCCGCCTCTAATTCCTTAGCCTTACTAACCTTATCTTCGGTTATCGGGTCGATGACCTGGTGACGCTCTATTAATAACCCGTGTAATTTTGCCCGATCCATTACGGCTTGCCTCATAGTGGACAGATCGCCCCCGGTTTTTGATCTCTGAATGATGAAATTAAGATCCTCGGTGGTCCTCTCTAATATCGTAAATTCCCGGTTTTTCTCCCTTTTCAGCTCTTTTTCACGCCATGCCGTAAGTACTGCCTGAAATTTTCTACTATTATAGACCTTGTATGAATAGTATTTTGTGGTGTTATTTTGTGCGTAACCCGCTTTTACAAAAGAGCTTGGTATATCCCCACACGTTTCAGACTGTGGATTCACTAAGTTTTCAAAGAATTTATACTGTTTTTCACTTAATTTTGCACCTTTTAAAACTTTATTAAAATTATCATTATTATCCATACAATCCTTATAACCTGCCTCTAAAAGATTGTCAATTCTTGACAATTATAAAATTATAAGTAGACACAAAACAATTTATCAGGTATACTCTAATCAGATAAATGGGAATGTGTTCTATAACAATTTAATATTTTATTTGAAGGGGATATCATGAAGAGAACAGCTCAAGAAATCCGGGCATGGAAAGCCCAGATGTCCAAACTGGCAAAGAAAATCAAAGCCATGAGCGAAGAGGAAAAACAAGCGTTTGTTGGAAATCACCTGATTATCACGGCCGAAGGGCATCGGTTATCGATCCGAAATACCTGCCTGCTATTGTTTCAGTGCCCCGGTTTCACACCTACGCAGATAGGTGGTTTCAGGCAGTGGCAAAAAATCGGCCGCGTCGTTCGTCAAGGTGAAAGTGCTTGCGGGTGTATTATGGTTCCCACAAGCCGCAAGAAAACCGATGATGAAACCCGCGATAAATCAGACTTGCGTTTTCGCTTTGTCTCGGTGTTTGATGTGTCCCAGACCGATGAAGTCGGCTCGCTTGTCTCTCAAAATTGACCTACATTTTTTCTCTCCAAACAGCCGCCGGGCCTCTGTCCGGCGGCCCTTCTTTAGCTCAGGGGGTGTATGATGCTAAACTTTATCGACAAAATCAATCACGAACAGCAGGGCACGACCAGGGCGATTTTAATTTTCGCGATACTGGCCTATTGTGCCTTGTTGTAATTGCGTTTACTTGTTAAAATATGAGAAACTAACCATTAATTTGAAGGGGAAAAATTATGTATTACTTTGAAAAAATACCCGACGATATACGGCATATCGTCAAAGTCTGTTTTCCTAATTATACAGGAAGACAGATTAACTATTCACCTTCGATCCCCCATAGATTAGATTCTTACTGGTCTGGTGGATCAAAAGATTATTACTGTTTTTACCACCTTGATGAAAAGGAAATTTTGCCTGTACAGTCTAATCATCCGGTTTTTGAAGGCCAAAATCCCAGGGAATTGAAGGTTTTACCCAAAAGGATCATTCTATTAAGGCATGCAATTTTTTGCGGTAAGGATATCGGTATCACAATCTATGCTAATGATACCGATATTTGCAAGTATCTGCCTGCAAAAGAACAATTAACACGGGAACAATTGATTGTTCTTGTTGCCACGCAGTCTTTAAAATCTACTTATGGAGGCATAAAAAATTATCGCTTTCACAGTGCAAATCGGGAAACCGGGATCACTTTAAAAGATTGGGATACAACAAAAGCCGAATTGATTCAAACGGGACATTTAAATGTTAGGGGGGCAATTACGGCAAAGGGAAAAAATGCCTGTAGCGATATCAATAGTCTTTATCAATTGAAAAAAATAGCTAATGCTTAACGGACAGCCCGGGACAATCCGGGCTTTCCCTTAACTATTAATCATTATTGAAGGGGTGAATTATGCAGTTATCCGATATGACAACAGAACAATTACTGCGAATATATCGGCGAATATATCGCAAATATAGCGATATATACGGATGTGATATGCGGACACTATCTATTCTGTCTGAATCCGCCGCCGATATAATTACACGTATTCAAAAAATTGTAAACAAGAGATTTATCGACCGAAAAACCGATTACTATTTTTAATTTGAAGGGGTGAAACAATGAAAAAACTCAATGGATACATTGGCTTTTATCGGGGGCGGCGTTTTGAAGTACACGCCGAAAACACGTACAAGGCACAATGCCTAATCGCCGAACAGAACAGAATCAAAAAAAGCCATGAAATCACCGTGATTTTAGCGGAAAAAGACGGCAAGCCCGTCGAACACAAAGCCGATTTTTAATCTAACATTTTTTTGAAGGGGTGAAACAGTGAAAACACAAGTAAAGGATTTTGATGCAAAAATTCAGCGGTTAGCTGGTTTGATCCAAAACCAAACAAAGGAACGTTTGGACAATGAAACCAAAAAGACCAATCCTAATTTACTGATACAAATGCCCGACTTTAATGTAGTCTACTCACAAACCAAAATTGTACCCGGTCGAAAGTATACAAAAATCGATATTTATACAAGCGGGCGATATATGGTTGTTAATGAAACCGGGCAAATTTTCGGCATCAAAGCCTACGGAGTTATTCACAAGGGCCATTATTACGGCACATTGGATACAATAGATAACTATTATTGGGGCGGTTATACTGCCTATAAAAAAGGGTAAAAATAAATAAGAAAACCATTTTTTTGAAGGGGTGAAACAATGAATGATTATGAAGCAAAACAAGAAGCACGTCGACAGCGGTATCTTGAGCTTGCCGAAAAGGCGGCCAAGAAATCAGAATCAGCCTATGGCTCGGCCCATCGCATTGCCGATGTCATTCCACCGGGACAACCAATCCTCGTTGGACACCACAGTGAAAAACGTCACCGGCGGGATTTAGAACGGATCGACAACAAAATGCGGCAAAGTGTCGAAGAAAGCAAAAAGGCTGAGTATTACAAAAGCAAAGCCCTGAGCGTGGGAGACGGTGGAATCAGTAGTGACGATCCAGAAGCCGTTCAAAAGCTCCAAGAGAAGCTGGCCAAGTGTGAAGTATTCCAAGAAAAATCTAAGGCCACAAATAAGATTGTCCGTCGCAATCCTAAGAATGTAGCGACTCCAGAAAAGATAGCCGACCTCATTGCACTCGGCATGAAAGAGTCAACGGCACTAAAAGCGTTTGAACCGGATTTTTGCGGTCGGATAGGCATTCCGGCTTATGCCCTGCAAAACAATAACGCCGAGATAAGGCGGCTCAAAAAACGGATTGAAGAACTCCAAGCCAAGTCAACAAAAGAGAGCTATACGATTGACTTTGTCGGAGGCACGGCATTGGTAAATTATGAAGAAAACCGCGTTCAGATTTTCCATGATGAAAAACCGCCGCTCAATGTCAGGCAGGAACTTAAAAGACGCGGGTTTAACTGGTCCCGGCAGGGCGTGTGTTGGCAACGCAAGATTACCAACAATGCCCTGTATCAGCTTGACGAATTTATCCGCAGTACAAACGCTTAGCCCTTATCCAACCGGCAAGCCACGGACGGCCTGTCGGCTGATAATGACTAACACTTTAATTTGAAAAGGAAAATAACATGAACTACAAACCCCCTACAGACGGGCTAACAACCCACGCTTTTTTCAGTCGTTGCCGCTGGCCCGATGGACCAGTGTGTCTTGTGTGTAAAAGTCGGCATGTCTATTTGATGAACAGCCGAGCTGTTTATTATTGCCCCGATTGCCGGGCACAATTTAGCATTAAAAAGGGGACGCCGCTTGAGTTTTCGCCTCTGACATTGGATCAGTGGTTATTCGCTATATATCTTGTATTGATGATGCCAAAAATAACCTGTCGCACGCTCTCCCTTTGGCTTAGTATTAGCCAACCAACGGCCAGTTATCTACGGCGGTATATCAAAACCGCCTTAGCCATGATCCCTAAAACGGGGGAATTTTCGGAGACAATAACTCACATATTAGCTCTCTCACGACCACAAATACTAAAGAAAATACCCCATCAAAAACCGCGTTTAAAGCGGAAAAAGTGAGATTTTAAAAAATTTCTAAAAATACTATTTACAATAAATGATCCATCATTGATAATGATTGCTAAAGGTTGTGGCTTGCTTCGCTGGATCATTTACAATTTATAGCCCTCCTCCTCCTTTTTACGTGCCGGGCCGTTGTGGTGCAAGACAATCTTGCACTGGCCCGGCATGGTAATTTGAAAGGAATCAAATGCAGGTGGTATTTTACACTTTAAATGAAAAACACATTCCAATCCGATGCACCGATTTGGTTTATTGGGCGAACTGGTGTTTTGACATACATAACCGCTTAGTCAAGCGGGATTATTTATCCAATGGTGTATTGGTTTCGACAGTGTTTTTAGGTATTGCTCCCGATGTCGAACCGTCCTTGCTGTTTGAAACAATGGTCTTTGGCGGCCCATTAGATCGAACGTGTGAACGTTATAAAACTTGGGATCAGGCTGTCAACGGCCATGATCGGATATTAGATAAATGTAGAAAAGGATTTTTGTCTAATTGAAAGGAAATGCCTATGCCATAAATTACTCAGATTGTGATGTGTGACAAAATCAACTTTTTTAGTATGGAGGTAGACCCCATGAAGTCATTTTTTTTATTCATTATTGTAGTCACATTAACAAGTATAAGTATGGCAACAGACGCCGATACCCTTATAGGGATCATGGATTACATCGTTTCTGAAACCGATCTGACCGCCGCCGAATATAGCGACCTGTTATCCACCTTGCCCGCAAATCCGACCGAAGAGGATTTCCAAGCTTGTCTGATCGATATTATGAATGCCATCGTTGAAAGCCGACAAACGGAAATCGACCCGATGTTAGCAACGTCATATATGACGGAAACAATGGATAGTATCCAAATCCCTTTACCAGAACCGATCATTGATCGATCCGACTTAATGGTAATGGACTTTCCGGATATTCCCGCTTCATTGACGACCTTAATGGAAACAGCAGACGTCATAACCTATTGTCCGGATGCCACCGTGTCTATGCCCTTGACCATGACAACACTGTCAATAACGCCGACCTTTGACATCGATTCATCCGCTTATTTACGCACGGGGGTTTTTGATCTTCCACTGTCTGATAACCCGCCGATGCAAACCCTGTCAACACCAATCCCCGACAGTAATTATCCGCAAATAGTCTATGGCCCTAATACGATCATAGACGAAACCACAGTATTTACGGCGGATTATATCCACATCCTTGAAGGGCCAGTCTATGTCCAAAACGATGCAACGCTTATCATACAGCAAGGTACGGTCCTTTGTTATAACACCGAAGCGATGCTGGTGATCCGAGACGGAGCAAACCTTATTACAGGACGCTATGGAGCCGAAGCCCCCGCCGATCCGAACAAAACCCCTACAGATTTACCGGCTAACCCGGTTGTCATGACGCCGCTTAATTGGATAAGTGGCATGTTGGATTATACCGCCGCCGTAGTGATCGAAGAGGATGCGGGCGATTATTGTTCTTTAACCAATATGTATATTAAAGGGGCGACGATTGGTATCCTTAGCAAGCGTGAGGCGACGATTTTTAATAATTATTTTTACGCTTGCTCTCGCCCGATCATTAGTATGGGACACCGAACCCATGAGATTATTAATAATCAGATATGGTATACCGGCTGGTATGATAATGCGACCAAGAAACATTGGGCGGCAATCGAAATCTATACCGATCCAGCCGATGCCAACACGGTAACCGAACCCTGCACGGTCTTAGTAGCCCACAACACCACCTTTGACAGCGGGCATGGTCTGATAGTCCACGGGCATCAATGTGCCAGGGATACCCTATGGCTGGATAATCCCGCCGATCCAAACAATCCTGTCCTGAATCCGGACTATCATGATCCGAATGAAGTCGCCCCGGAAGTGTATTGTTTAAACAATACCTTTACATACAATTATGGGGGAGATTGGCCCGCTCTGTATTTAGTTGACGGAGTGATGAAACCGGTTGTCGTTCACACCGGACTGTTTGGACTCGACTTTTTATCCAATATGCCGATTGAAGCCATAGGAACCGTACAGGAACACAATGTTTTTCCATTTCATAGTCTTTATGATTATGAAGTGTATCCGATTTTTGAAATGAAGGGCGGATACCGATGTCTTATCGAATATCCGGAGCTTTATTATAACGGCACATGTGACCCACGATTAATGTTTCTGGCCCAAGGATCTATCTTTCGTAATACCGGATTTGGAGAAATCTACGACGTGCCAGAGCTATTAGGCTGGACCGCCACCAATGATTTTATGCCGGTCGGCAGCAGTGGCCTGCATTTGGGCCGGTATTACCCTCACTCCATGCAAAACGTCAATCAAGGATTTGCTCCGACGGATGTCGATCAGGACAGTTTCACTCGGTTATCCGATTTTTCCTTGTTCGCCCAGGGATACGGTTTAAGCACCGATCCGAACATCAACCCGGCGGTTGACCCCAATTTACTATATTATCGGTGTGATTTTGACGATTCTGGCGTGATCGATATCAACGACCTTGCCTATATGACCGATGATTGGATGTCCTATGGTTCATGGTCAGCCGATCCCAATTATGTCCCCGAACACCCGGCCTATACAGTTCAAATTGACCAGGACCCGGATTTTGTGCATGGAAACGTCTTGCTGACCGTCGATGGTTATATGGAAAAGATCAGGGCATTATGGTTAAGGGTCGGTTCTGATCTGGTCAATATCTTCGCCTCAGACGATGAAACGAACCGGTATGAACTTTCATTAGATACCACATCATTCGGCAACGGTCTGCACCAGTGCCAGTTGGTCAGCTTTGACGATCCCAATACCGTCACAGTGGGCGAACCCTTCTACCTGAATTTTGCCAATGCCTACCACGATTTACTTACGGACGATGACCAGGGGATTATTACCGGATTCAGTGAAATCGACGCTGAAATCGTCTATACCGCTGTTATCGAGGATGTGAATGATGTCACCATTCCCCTTGCTCCCGGCGGCTTTACTTTACGTATCCCCACAGATATGTATGATGGCCTGCAAGATATTGTCGAAGTACAGTTTTTAGAAGTCTATCCTGTCGACCCTAATGATCCCAATGGATTGCCGCTGGTTTTCATGGCATTGGCCGATGAGATGCCAGAGGTGGGATCAGAGGACTGGTATACATTTTTAAATAAACCTGTTGTTGTTCCAAGTGATCCCAATACCATCCCCATCGAAAGTGATTGGCATAAATACGATCTGGTGGTTATTATGCCCTATGAAAATTTAACTCCGTGGAGAGTACCGGCTATTAAAAAGATGGCAGAGGTATTTACATCAAAGAATTTCGAGATTTTATATCTGTACCGCTACAACGCCACCCCGGAAAATGTTAAAAATGCTTTAACCGTACTGCCCCATACCCGATTTGTATACTTTATAACACATTGCAACAGCGGTTTAAAAGACTGGCACCCCAATTCATCGCCATTTTTTAAACTACATAGCGGGGGAAAAGGTATTTTTGGGGATAAATTCGTTGATGTATGGGGCGGTCCCCCGGCCAAACGCAACGGGATTAATATGCGGGATTGGGGATTAATGGATTCCGGTAAAATTTGCATCGTATTTTTTGATGGTTGCGAATCGGCTAAAAACTCCATGCTGGCCGAATCGTTCGGTATTTTTTCAGGTGTACACCCTTACCAGTTTTTCATTGGATGGGACAGAAAAGTTTTTGCTCACAAATATTACAGAGATGCCGGGTATACTGCTGTAGTGACAGGTTTTTGGAATGAATTTAGATTAGAATCCCTATGGAGGGCACGTTACAACATTACACAATTCCCCCATTGCTGGCAGAACTTTTTACCTACAGACACGCGATTGATTGATTATGTATCCGATATCGAAGACCCTTGGAAACCATTCATTATATTGACAAAAGACAATAGCGATATATATGCTAAACAAATGAAACTTTTATATGATGCGGCTGATTGAAGGGACTGACTATGAAAACGAAAACAATTTTATTTTTGTGCATCGGGGCAATGATATTACTTTTTTATCCTGCCACACAAGCAATTAACGCCCTTATGCAAAAATGGGAAATCCATCGCATGTATGCCAATGCCCCGACAGAAGAAGAACTATATCTGACTTCTGAGCCGAAAACCCGGTTTCTAAATGACATGAAAGACGACGCCTACTACGGTAGTCCCGAAGCCGTTTTACGTATGTTTCGTGTTTATATGAAAAGTAGTGTCAAGGCCGAAGCGGATTATGTTTATCTCGAAAAATGCTTAGCCGCCGCCAACCATCGAGCCGTTATCAGAAAAAAAGCGGATGCGTTGAGTCGGGCGTTTCTTGAAGAACTGGACGGACGGATCGATATTCGTCCAGCAAGCATACCTATTGAACATTTTTTTCCTGAGTTTATTCCCAACGAACCGCTATCTGATTTGCGTGAAGGATTAAATCTGTTTATGTTTTGTTCAGATGAAAAATTACTTGAACAGTTAAACATGCTTCGACAAATGGCAGATGGTTTCAAAAACGAAATGCCCGCCGAAGCCATACAATTATATGCCGATCAGATCAAAGCAATGAACAATTATTATCCGGAAAGCAATGAATCTCCGGAAAATATCGCTCGGAAAAATTGGAATGCTTTCCCGGACAACACACAGGACGTTTTACAAAAATATATCTCTGAAATCGAAGAGATGATAACATATCTTGAGCAATCCGATGTCGAGATGCCGCCTCAAGATAGGATATCTAAAAATTCGCCAAACAGTTCGTTAATGATCTATTAAAAAGACATCGGCCTGACCTGCAAAGGCCACAATCCAGGCGTGGGATTGGCCTACCTTTCCCCGGTGTATTGCCGGGGAAGGGTTTTTATCAAATCATATTCGGGGCTATGACACCATTGCCCCTCCCTCTCGACCAGGCGGTTCGGCTCCCAACGCCGGACCGTCTCTTTTTTTCTCACTTTCTCAAAATTTAGTTGATTACAGTTGTGTAAGATTGTAAAATAGACGAAATTGGTCAAAAGTTCTTTTGTAATCATCTTTAACCGCATTTCTAATTTGCCACTACAGGCCGCAGGATCAACGGAGATCGACGATCGGCTCTAAGACCATCCCGGAGTACCTTTAAGAAAAGATCGGCCATTGTGGGGCATTCTGCGGCGTAACTATGCGTAACTAAAAACGGGTCTTGTCAAGTTTTGACAAGAAATGTCAATGAATCGGTTGATTTTTGACGAAAGGGGTGAATAATGCAGTCTATTGGTGTATTGGACGTAGTCCAACTTGCAAAGTGGTTGAATGTCTCAGTCAGGACCGTGTATCGGTATAACGACGAATTAAAAATTCCGGCTCCGGCCATGTATGGGGAAAGGAATAGAAAATATTGGTTAGCAACCGACATCGAATTATGGTTGGAATACGAAAAGCCAAGTCGAAAAATTTTTGAGAGGATTAAACATGAACGAGTTGACCCTTGAACTGCTGAATGACAAAACAAAAAATGAAAAGTTAAGATGCAAAAAATGCGGGAAACCGGTTCAGTGGGTGATGGGAGCAATACGACATTTTCCCAATACCCACGGTCTTGCACTTAAGAAAAAAGATATTCCTCGGTATTTTGAATTAGCCGGGAATGAAGCAACACCGGATGAATCCCCTAAGCCCAAACGCAAATACAGAAAACGCAAAAACAAAAATCTGTCTCTTGTTAAACCCCGTTCACCTCAGCCGTCCACTCAACGCATTAGCACCACGTCAAGGGAATGTGAAGGAGGATTGATGATTACTCTTGAATTTTTCGTGCCTACAGAATATGTCGCACAAATACTTTTACCGTCCATGTTCAGTTAAAATTTTGGAGGCTCTTATGAACAAACGCAAAATTCACTATTTGGGACTCAATGAACATCATCGGATAAGCTGGGTAGACCCCATCAACAAGGCGTGCAAGTTTTGGGCCGATGCCGGGTTATCCATCGCCACGATTGCACGCTGGACGCACCTCACAAAAGGGCAGGTTATTTATCGCCTTAGAAAATTGGGCATTTCCGTAACAGGGTATCGAAACGGAGAGGGAGCAAGAGCGGCAAAATTACATGCTCAGTATGAAGCATCCCTTCAAAAGGCATGGAAGGCTGGATGACTTGTTCATGGTTTCTTTCAAAACAGAGGGGGACAAAGCAGGATGCCTTGCCCCCTTCTGAATTTACGCATTCCGCTTTAATCCACCGATCACACCGTTCTTTCGGATGTTGTCGGCAAACAATCCCACCACGCCCGATCCTAACAATAGTTGGATCAATCCAGGCAGGTCCGCGACGTTGCCACTGGCTAATGTGGTGATGACTTCAAAAAATTTGGCCTGTTCATCGGCCTGCCGTTGCAGGTCTTGACCGGCGTTTTCAAATTTGGTCATGACAATTTCATTTTCCTTTTGCCAGATCAAATAATCCTGTTGCAGTTCCATCGCCGTGACGTTCTTATCCGGATCAAACGGGCTTTGTGTCGTGGGCGTACATCCGACCGCCACGATCCACACCACCCATCCGATCAGCGGGATCAGGACCGTAAAGCGATTTTTTTCAATCCATGACCATACCTTGGATATCATAATTAAACTCCTAAATCTGTGGACGAATAACATACCGTGTCTCCGGCCGCCGCTGACCACATACCCTGATACTTATCGCGATAAATATCATCCACGTCCGGTGAACGTCTCGGCAAAACAATGCCCTTAGCTTGTCGCAGTGGTGAACAGCTCTGGCCTCCTACATCGACTTGGCAAAAGGGCGGACAAGTACCTCCATCCGATCCCGGGCGACCGTGGCCAGCTTGTCGGCGTGATCCATGACGGCGGCAATGGCGGCTCCTCGATCATCTTTGGTCACCGCATACACCGGCCCAAGAACCAGCTTGGCTGACTGGCCTTCTTTTTCCTGTTCTTTCGTCGGATGTTCCAAAATCGCAATTTCAAATAACATGATTTTTCCTTTCAGTCAGTTGGGATAAATTTTCATGGGTTTTGATCCGTCACGTCGACGGTATATGTATCCTCGCCGTTCAAGCTGTGCAACGACTTTCCAGATTTGACCCGGTGTACACTCGGCCAGCGATTCAAGTTCTTTAGCTGTCCTGCCTGGATAACGATGAATCCATTGCAGGGCATAGATCATCGAGTCGGAAAGCTGGCGATTCTGTCGCTGACAATCAGCGTGACTGGACGGGGGGTGGGTCCGCCGTGCCCTGATTGAGAACAACGGGTAATCGTCTATGTCCTGAACTGATCTTTTCGCCATTGATCCCGATCCTCGTTTAGATAACATTCCAGACACACATAAAATTTTTTGTCACACAGGCCCACGTCCACAAACGCCTCACGGTCCGGGTGATAGTAACACACCGTGCATTTACCGTTTCCAGCATCGGATGACCGCATAAAGCAACGCCCCAAACAAGATCACCACCGCCACGGCCAACGGTCCCCACAAGGGAATCGTCACCCACCACCATGACCAGTTGATAACACCGCACAGCTTGAGTACCATCAACGCAATAAACAACATCCCCAAAAATCCAATACCCCCAGCTCGCGAGATTTCTTTATCACTCATGATTTGCTCCCTTATCCAAAATCTCCGGTCGTAATTGTTCAATCGCTCGATACAGACGTGGATCACTCTGTGCCCGCTTGAGCAAGGCCGCCGGTTCGGCCTCCATGATCCACGCTTTGTTTTCTTCGATGTACTGTTGTGACTTTTGTTGTTGATCCTGCTGGGTTCGCTGGGCCGTGATCCGTCGTTGCTTGGCGGCCGGCGTCAACCAGTCCGATTCACGAAAGGTGTTGGGATGAAACCGGAGCCACTGACACGTCGATCGATCATCTTTGTCCCGCCGAGTCAAAAATTCCCTCAGCCCCCACCCATCGTAGGTCCACAGATAGTCTTGCCCATGAAGTACCAATCGGAAATTACCAATCGCCTCAATAACCTCTTCGGGAGAATACTCGTTCAATGCGGTGGCGATTGCTTTCTGGATATCCGGAGTCATCTTTCGATGGGACTTCCATTTTCCAAGTTTTCCCTGTTCGTTCCAAAAATCGAAAACATTTGCACAGTAGTTATTAATTAACTTAACTTTACTTAACTTAACTTCACTTTGGCCGGAGTACTCCGGGAGTACGACCGGAATTGCATGAGAATTGGGCGGTGGAATCGTCGATTCACCCTCTCGATTGGGGCGTAATTGCTGGAAATCTTTGAACCGTGCAAACTCGGCAAATTGGTTATCATCGACCTGATAGAGAATGATAAGCCCTACATTGTGGAGTTCAATAAGACATTTTTGAATACTATTTTTGGGGTAATTTAGCAGGGTTAAATACTGCCCTTTGACAATATCCGGACAAGCATTGCATCGCCCCTCGACATCGGTGTGGGGCAACAGCATGAACCAGATCACTTTGGCCCGATCTGATACCTGTGCAAGTTTTTTGCTGGTGGAGATCACTTTTTTAAGCATCCTGCCTTCGGCCATGTTTCCCATCCATTTTATAAAACATCCGTCGTCCATATTCGGCAATAAGAATCGCGTCGGCATTGGCATGTACGATTCGTTCGTGAGGATATAGCTGTTGTGCTTTGGCTTTGGTGATGTTTTTGTTGCCACCAGTCAAACAGTTCATTACCGTTTGCCAGCGTCGCGGCACAATCTGTTCATAAGGAATCCGAAAGGCCGTCAACAGTCCTAACCAAAATCCGTAATTGGTCCCGAATTTAAACGTCGATTTAACACCCTGTCCGGGACGTGAGGCGACTTTCTCGATGTAGGCCCTCTCTATATAGTCATGACTTAAACGCAGTTCCTCGGCGATGTCATGTTCTGTGTAGCGTGAAAACTCAATCACTTCAACCAGATCACCTTGGGCGGATATAAAGGCAATCGCTCCTTGTTGGCCCGGGTCAATGCCTGCAATCATTGAGACACCCCCTTTCTTTTATGTCCTGATAGATTTCCTCTCGATGAACGTCAATATCGAGTGGAGCTTCAATACCTAAATGGACACGTTTATCGCTTTGTACTCTCACGATGGTGACTTTGATATGGTCGCCGATACGGATACTTTCACCAACATTACGGGATAAAACTAACATATCGAATCCTTTCAATAAGCAGGCCGGGAGGCAATCAACTCCCGGCCTTAGTGGAGAACCCGGTAACATTCCGGGAAGTGAAACCGCAACTTAAAACGGGCAATCATCCTCAATGGCCGGGGCCTGTCCCTTGGGGGGACGCACGCCGATGCCACCGACAATCTTGCCCTTGTACATGATCGTTGGGTCTTCATAGAGAACGATCTGATGCCCGATCCAGTCTTCAAAATCATCCTTGCCGGTCATAGCCTCAATGACCGCTCCCTTGGTCTGGTTCAGTACCAGCGGTTTAACGGCTTCTTCAAAGGTTAGGATATATCGCATCGACGCGGGTTCGGATTCCATCGAGACATCGACATACTCCCATCCGGCAATGGTGACCAAGACCGGCGGTTTGACATCTTCCTTTTTTAGATACTTGCTGTTTTTTAGGTCACTAACTTTAGGCATGATACACTCCATTGTTATTTTATTTGTACATTGAGACGCTCTTCAAGCATGGCTCCTTCAACTTCAATCCCATCTTTAATACTTTTCTTGATGGCCTTTTTGTCTGGCGTAAATGTGGTGATGGATTTACCATACTTGGGGTTATAAAACCCCTCAGCCAGCACCACGCCCTCGGATTTACGCAATGATAAGCGATGGGTGCCGACGTGGATCGGCCCATGTTCCTGTAAATAAGGTCTTAGGAATCTCTTCACCGATTCAATCCGATGTTCCACCATCCGCCGTTTGGTCGTCAATCGGTCCGCTTCGAGTTTTGCCAAAGAACAAAACCCCTCCATATAGCGGACATAATTAGCGAGTTTTTCCAGTTGGGTTATCGACGCCGTTTGGGCTTTTACCAAAGCCTCTAAGTCTTCATCGGAAACATCACCGTCATTGGCTTCGGCCTTGGCCTCGATCTGTTCCACCAGGTCTTGGCATTCGTAAATGTTCATGAGTTCGGACATGATTATTTCCTCGACTGAAAATACGGGAGAAACTTTTGAGCCAGCTCTTCCCATTGATTCACCGTTAAGCCGTCTTCGGGATGAAACATCATCGTTGCCACAATTTGAATATGATCTTGGGGAACATACGTTCCGGCCCAATGACAACCGATGTTGAGCGTATTTTTATCAAGCCAGAAATGGTACTTGGCCCGGGTTTTAAGGACCGGGGCACATACCCGATCATCAATGGCATTGGCGAGCATATCCTTCATCTGTTCGATATTAATAATCATGCGGATTTATCCGGCGTTTTGTAATCGTCCATGACACCCTGCACGGACAGTTCAGTTGTCCAGTTGGCTTGCTGAATGGCCGCGTCGATTAATCGCAGTTGTCGAGCATAATGATCGTATTCGGCCATCACCTGATTCAGTTCGAGCTTAGGGACATCGGCGGTAATATTGTCAATGGAGTCTGTGACTTTAATACGGCTGACTTTGGTGGTGAATACGTCAGCATGACGAACCGGATCAATACGTTTCAGACGATCTTGCAGTTCCTTGCGACGTAACAATGCTTCGGCTAATTTCATAATTCGTAATCCTTTCATATATGAGTTATAAAAAAAATAAACGGTGTTGGAGCGTGGTCATTGGGATTTCTATTCATCGGAAGAAATAAAATCGGATCATCAATTAGTGGGATATTCAATGTACAAGTTTCGGATCATCGGAGTTCCTCACCAGTTCAGGCCACTGGTAGCCATTAGATCGACGCTCTACCCTTGAGCTACGCCCGCATGGAAATAAAAGCGGGCGATGGGAGTCGAACCCACATTTTTCGATTTCAATTTGGACCCTGAATTTCAAGTTCAGTCCGTAATCTAATCTATATATGCAACGAATTGTCCGGCCAATTCTCGCGTTGAGGTACGCGGCAAACCGTTGCTCCACACACACCGTCTTTACTTGCAAAAGAACAGGAGAGCAGGCTTAGGCATCCGGTCAACCCCTGCTCGGCGATAACGTAGGGTGTCTCGACAACCCCTGCCGGATTTGCACACATCCTGTTTTTTAGTCCCCGTTTTTCAATAGCTCTTCGATCATGCGGTTGGCTGAATGTTTCTCGTAAAAAAGATTGCGACCCACTTTGATGACATGTAACTTAAACCGTGTGATATAATTGTGACGTATACGACACCATTGTTCTGGATTGCGTCCAACCGCCTTGGCGACCTCTTCGGTCGTGTAATAATCGGTATGTAGCCGATTCAGCAGATCAGGTTCCTGTTCGACTACGGCTGTTTTAGCTGTTTTACGGGATTTCTTTTTCGGCATATCAAAATCCTTGACACATACTAATAATTGCAGTATCTTGTTAAAGATTGTATTTGGTTGTCGAGTAGATCATTGTCAATCATTGTCAACGAATGTCATTTATTACATGCAAGTAGAAAAAGTGCAAATCTATTTTCTCACTTTTTCTCACTTTGCATAAAATAAATGAGAATGAAAACGTAAATCGTAGAGGGATATGGATTTATGAACACAAAGAATTTATTTAATCCCGAGGCGTTGCCTGTGTTAATTGATGAGGCAGAATTAACATATCAACAGGTTGCCGATGAGGTGGGATGCGGATTAAGCACCCTGTATAAGTGGATAAAGGGAGATACTGTACCCCGATACAAACAGCTCAAGAAATTAGTTGTCTTATTAGGACCCCAGGTCACTCGATTGAAAGTCGGTTCACTCAATCAATCTGAGGTATATCTGAGCCTTGATGAAAAACGGGTTGTGCGGTGGTTTGCGGCACGGACCCGGACCGAACAGGACAAACTGATCGGATGCCTTGCGGTGATCCGGGAGTTTGGCCCGGATGTGGACGTTGAGTTCGCCGCCGAGTTGGGTGCGGGCTTGCTGACCGTAGAGCTACGGTCGAAAGAACAACCGGGATAATCCGGATACGCTTAAATGGTAAATCCTGCATAGTATCAAATACCTCCTTATAGACTTGTAACCGACCAAGAGATTGATCGGATAACAGATCGCAAATGTCCTCCATTATATGCCGTCGTTGTTCATCTACTTGATCCATAATACAATCCTTTCAAAGCCGGTCCAAGTATTTTGTTTATCGGTTATGCGATCCGACGGCCTTTAATATTGACAATCTTTGTCAATTATTGCAATCATATTTTTCTGAATTTATGCCACCCGATGAGGATTTTCCTCTTTTTTATTTTTAGGGGTATTCCATAGAGATTGACCGGCGGCCTGGTCGTAGACGGCCTCGGACACCTGTAGGTAATATTTTTGGGTCGTCTTAATGTCGGCGTGACCGGCCCATTCCTTGACCGCGTGTATAGGGTTTCCGGCGACTACCCAATCGGTAATGCAGTTTTTTCTCATCGTATGGAATGGTTGTTTCCATACAATTAAACCGGCACGTTGAATCGTGGCCTTTATATCCCTATAAAGACTATCTTCTTTTTTAGGCGAACAAATCAGCCCCGCTTTGTTTTTGTCCCGATTATAAGCATCCAATAATATATTACGCAATTCCAAACAAATCGGAATGAACCGGGTTTTTCGGCTCTTCGGTTGCCAATCCGCATCCCCGACTACCCGCAACCGATTTTTTTCAAAATCTATATCAATCCACTGAACATTGAGGGCCTCTAATCGCCGCAAACCCGCTAATCGACACAGAGCAATCATCGATCGATAATTATCCGTTGCGGCCTCCAGCAAGGCATTTAATTCGTCAGGGGTCACATAGTACCATCGTTTGGATCGCGTGATTGTGTCCACTGTCCCGGAAAAGGGATTTTCGGGCAAGATACGTAACCTTTTTACGGCAAACGAAAACACCGCCCGTGCCCGGGTCATGTGCGAATTGACCGAAACGGCATTGAGTTTTTTCTTGCCGGCCATAAGGTAGGCCAGTTTACCCCGAGCCAATGCAGACTTAAATTCCTGCACCTGCATTGGCATGACGGCGTTTAAAGGATAATCCTCTCCAAAAAATCCTAAAATGTATTTAATGGTGTCTTTATAGGTTGATATCGTCTTGCCTGCAACATCCGGTTGCCGCATACGGACGAACATATCGACATATTGACGGAGCGACATTTGAGCGGGGGGTGCCTCTGGATCATCGACCCGCCGCTTAGCCTGTCGGTACATCTCATTAGCCAGCGATATCGCCAATCGCTTGTCTTTGGTACTTTTGTCTTGCCCCGGGGGAATCAGCGGATAACTGGTCCGCTTGTCGGTGCCAGGCAGATGGACTTTATAGTAATATCGCCCTCTGTTTAAAAATAAACAACCCGTGTTTGGTGTGTTCTTACGCATGATCTTTCTCCTGTTCTTTTAACTTGTAAATTCTGCATTGTCGACAAATTCACATAACAAGAGTTTTATCTGATCTTTTGTCAGGGTTTCATTATCGCAAAACAACTTTTCATTTTCGTAATAAAACGTCGTCGATCCAAAACCAAAGCCTTTAATGCCCCAACTAAACATAATGGTTTCAGTTCCGTCCTGATCCAATCCATCATCGGTTCTAATATAATCGATATCCGCTTTTTTAAATTTGCTCATGATTGTTCTCCTGTTTCTTTTTCAGTTCATCTCGAATCTTATATAGTTCATCCCGAATATATCTCAGTCTGTCAAGCTCATGGGTTTGGTCAACGATACTCATATAGTCCCAATAAAACCGACTTACTGCATAACTGCAAAAAAGTAATAAAATTGCTGTAGCCAATTTCCAACCGCCGACATCATACAGCAAAAGGCCACACCCACCGGCCATAAGACTACTGAACAGTATTACAAAACCGTGCATGAATCCTCGTTTTTTCATTATTATTTTCCCTTCATTTTATTAGTGATGTCCCATGCAAACCACACGGACACCACAAAACAGATTAGATTAATACCGGTCAATATCCAGCATCCAAATACATGACAGGTGATCGCTGTAATCAAAAAACACACGGCATATCCAATAAAAATACGTCTGATTATTTTTAAATTCATCTTCTCTTTCTCCACAAAGTCCAATGTCTTGTCGATCAGAAGTGTCCAACAAAGTGTCTAATTTGTCAAATGTTATTAAGTGAGAATAATTGAGAAAGTTTGTAAACGTTTGAAATATATGGGGTTAAAAGATTAGGCGATGCAGGAATTGAACCCGCGACCCGCTGATTAAGAGTTTTCTCGTATATTCTCATTTATGGCCCCAAAACCGACTATAAACTTGAAAAACAGCGTTTAGCTACTATCTAACAGTATATATAATGATTGCGAATAGTCAAGAATAATAGATAATAATTGTGGTTATATGGCACATTTAGACGGCACGTGTCCAGCAAATGTGTCCAACTTTTTCTAAATTATTAATTGACAATAATTGCTGACGATTGTATTTTGCGGTCATGAAAAAAGCCACGACATATCGGATTGCATACAAGTACCGGGCCTATTGCAACCGAAGGACCCGTGAAGCGGCGATTCGGTGGATGGTGGATATGGCAAACGTCTGGAATGACGCTTTAGCCGAACGACAAGAATCCTACGAGGCATCCAAAACCGATCCTACGGTTAAGCCGATCAACCATAAGTGGAAACAGTATCACCATGTTTCCCGCCGTAAACATCCGGAATTGAAGCATGTCAACATCCTCGCTCTACAGGCGGTCACCGCCAAACTCCATGACTCGTATCGTTCTTTTTTTGCCCTGATTAAAACCGATCCCGACGCCCGGCCGCCCCGCGAAAAGGGGATTCATCGGATCATTGAATTGGGCCGGGTCGCAAACAAGCCATTTGGCTGGACGCTGGACGGAAAATATCTGCATATTGATAATTGCGGCCGGTTTAAATTGAAGCTTCACCGGCCCATCGAGGGACAAATCAAAACCGTAACGATCCGGTTACATCGCAACCGCTGGTATGTCTGTTTTAGCTGTGAAGTACCGTTGCCGGAATATGAACCCCCTCGCCGAAAACGGCTGGTCCGTATCCGGTTTGAAGATAACGTCTTTATTCGCGATACCGACGGACGGGAAATCCCCCATCCTGAATTTTACTTTAAATCGATTGAACGGCTACGGCGATTAAGTCGATCCCTCAGCCGTAAACAAAAGGGGTCACGTGGTCGCAAAGCGGCCCGCTATACCTTGCAAAAACACCATGAACATATCGCCAATAAACGGCGATATTTCTTAGAGCATATCGCAAATGAATATGTCAATAAGTACGACGTGATCGAAGTACCCAAGGTGCCCTTTAAACAAAAAATCACTCACGCCACCACCAGCCGCAAGGCGATGATGTTGTGTGATGCGGCTTATGCCATGTTCGTAAACATTTTAGTATTTGACGCGAAGAAAAAAGGCATCGAAGTCATCAAATACGTTCTTTAACAATAGAATAAAAAAAACGGGTCTGTGTAAGGCCCTGTCGCATAAAGCCCTGTTCTCACAGGGCTTGCGGCTAAACTACTTTTTTTTTGTTTGAGGTGTAGTCACAACCGTGGGCTGCTTGAGGTGTAGTTACAACTATTTGGGAATATGTGACAGATGAAAACCGGGTGGTTGATACCTGAGTTTTAGATGTAGTTACAACTCGACAACCCTTATGGCCACATCGAAATCGGGTGATTGATGCCTCAATTTGAGGTGTAGTCACAACCAGATGCTAAAAGCACTACTGTGGAAGAAAGGTGGCTGATACCTCAGTTTGAGATATAGTCACAACTATGCACTTTAAATTACCCATGCACTATACGGTGGCTGATACCTCCGTTTGAGATGTAGTCACAACTGGAGATGATATTGAAAAGGTTTAGACCGTAATGGTTAATACCACAGTTTGAAAGGTAGTAACAAGTAGAATAGACAACTGAGCAAAGGATATGTAGAAACAACTGCACGCTAATACGAGGCAATTGATAAACGGTAATTACAACAGGATATTATAATTATATTACTGTAGTTACAACGCGTAAGGGTGAATCAGTTATTTTGAGGTGTAGTTACAACAGCTAACATAACCTTCAATACCGACAAAGTGGCTACAACTGTATTAGCAGATATAACATCTTGACAAGAGGTGAATAGATACAACTGTTGTTGAACAAATTAATTGGTTTCAACACGTCTTTATACGGATGATGTAGTTACAACTGTGATGTTTTGCTTATCGAAGATCGGTTGAGTAGTTACAACATATTGTCTATAATAATTCTGAGAAACAACCTACTTTCCCGTTCATCCGTTTTATTAGCAAGGTGGACATAACTCGAATCTGGGAATAGAAACAACTTGAAGTGCGATACAGAAGAGGTGAAGTAGATACAATACCCCAATCATTTTTAGAACCGTAATAGCTCTTTAATATGAAAATAAAAAAACAGGTCCGTGTAGGGCCTTGTCGCATAAGGCCCGGCTCTTACCGGGCCTGCGGCTAAACTACCTTTTTATGTCACAATATTCTGCTTCGTTTAAGTAGATACAACTTTGGCATACATATCCATCGTACAGGCACAACTTCCAGTTCAAGATATAGATGCAACGTGTAAGGCTCTCTGGCATTTTGTAGACACAACCCAGTTAATTACAACATAAGTAAGTACAACATCCAACAGTCATATAGTTACAACTCTTGCTACAATTTAAGAAGTAGTTACAACCCCAAAAACAAGCCGTTTTGTCGGTAAGGTAGATATAACTCGATCTGGAGGTAGTTACGACTTTGCCAACTTGAAGCAGGTACGATTTAAAGAGAGGCTCACAACATGAAGGTATGAAACAGAGTGGACACCCACATAATCAATCCGACCAATACACCGCCGATCACGCTATACAGGAGGCCCATGAGTTTTGTATATTTGTTTGCTTTGCATTGAGCGGTATGTAGCTGAACTTCTTTAGTTACGTATTCCTTCATCAGGCCGAAGTAATGTTCGGCCACTTCCTGGGCAATAACTTTGATTTCATCTTTAGTTGCTGGCATCGTGTTTCCATTAATTATCAACAAGCAATAGTTCAAATTCGACAGAGATATCTGAGGCAGACGCGGCGGTAGCTAAATAACCAATATCTGTTTTTTCTGCAAAAGATTCATTGGTTTCATGCAAAATTTCCGAATACCCCGTCATACCGGTATATACATTTTGGGTACGTAATGTACCTGAAAAAGGACTGGACACATCGTCGGCGTTTTCGCGTTTGAAAAAGTACAATGTCGCGGTCTTGTTGGTATCGATGGCGATGGAAGTAGATAAAATATACGCTGTTTTTCCCGCCGGAATCGTATAAGCTCCAATCAAAGATTGACCCGCCCCGAAATTCGTTGCAAGCGTTGGGATCGTCGCCCACGTCGCCCCGGCCCCGGCGACCCGCAATGTGATCGCTCCATCCTGAGACGGCACGGTCTGGCTTGCATACTGTCCGGCCGCTGAAACATACATCCGGTACACCCGTAAATATGTATTGGACAAAGCAACGGCCGTTGTCCCGTTTAGATTAACCACTTCGGATTGTTCGGCAAAGCTCGAATCCAGTCCTATGACGGTCACTTGATGGGCACCCGATCCGGATGTATTTACATCGTTGGTACTGGCGGATACCATTTCCAATGATGCCACCGATGTAGGAGTTTGATAAAATCCGCCATCGCAAACCGGAACAATCGTGGTCGATACCGCTGAATTACGGCCGAATTTATGGATAACCGAATGACCGGCAACATTGCCCTTGGAGACTTCCAATAAAAAATTTGTTGTTCGTGCAACGTTTGTATAACTCATTGTTTTTGTTCCTTCTGTTCTTTCAATGCTTTACGGGGATTTCGCTTGCTCAGGGCAATAGGCAAAATCGCTTCGGTTGCCAATCCCTGTCGACGCATTTCAAAGATCGTTTCATTCAATTCATCCCCTTCTAATCCGGTCAGCTTGTCAATAACCGCCTGTGTTTTGGCCGCCGTTTGAGCTTGTGAAATAATACTGGCGATGACTTCGGCCTTTTGTTCGTCGACAAGCTGAGCATATCCGGGTGCTTCAATCAACGTCGTTAAACCCTGCTTAGTCAAATCCCCGGCCTGTTCCCACAAGGCGGTATTTTCTTCGGGAGTCAATATGTCATATCCTTCACGTCCACCCAATAAATTCGGCGACGCTTCCCATCCCAAATCCCACAGCCGCCTCAGTTCAGTGACAACCGGCGTGGAAATATCCATGCTGGGCCGGGTGGCATCAAACATGATCTCAATCGGATTGGCGGTTGGTTCACGACGTTGACCCAATACATTAATCGACGGTTCCAGTGTTCGCCGTGCCCCGGGAATTCGCACCAGCACTTTCTCGGCAATGCTATCGGCCCGGCGTTCGTACACATCGGTTGCCCGGGCGACATCGGAAACAAATACAGGAATAATCGATGATATGGTACTGCCCGCGACATAGTTGGCGGACCGCTCCGGATCAGACAAGGCATCGACAAACTGATTAACACCTTTCAAAAATGTCTGTTCAGTAAACGACTTGGCACTACCGCCCAATGCCTCGGCCATCGCCGCCGATGGTGACCCGTTTTCATCAAACGCCCGCTTAAAATGTCCACCAATTATCAACAGATTCCCCGCCGGACCTAACGATTGAATCGACCTCCATTGATTGTCGATCTTGATACTATTATCCGTGCGGCCTTCTAATTCCTGCAATTTGCGTTCTTTTTCATTTTTAGGCCGATCTAAATTAATCAATCCATTGTCATACAGTGCGGCACCGATGGCGATGATCGCGGTGCCAGTCAGGCCCCGGCCGACGCCTTTGGAAAAGGCCCGCTGATCGAATCGACCTTGACCAATGTTTTCAATAATGGTCTTGGCGATGCCCACCGGGGAATAATTAACCACCTGCATTGCCACCGCCGACGGCGTGCGACCAAAAGGAACAATAATTTCACCCCCGGGCAGGCGTTGGACCGATCGAGCAAAGTCCCCTAACGCGGTCTGATTGATATACACGGCTGTTTCAGCGTCCAGTGTTGCGTTTTTAATCATCTGCTCGGTTGGATTTTCCAGCAAATAATCAATATGTTTCTGAGCGGCCGGACCTTTGAGCCGTTGGTTGATGGCCGATACCTTGGCCTGTTCGTACATGGATCGCATTTTTGCGGCATAATAAAACGGCTGATCTTCGGCCCCCAATGTACGAAATATGCCCTCAGTATACATATTCAGGGCCTTGCCGGTATTGCTCTTGCCGAAATTGGTCCGCTTGATGTCCAGCTTGGTGCCGATATTACGTTCACTGTACCCGGTTTTGATATATTCAATGCTGTTTTCTAACCCTTCAATCGTCCCGGACCCCAACCCTTTGACCGTTGGAGCAACAGTACGCTTACCCGTAAAATACGACGCGATTTTATCTACGGCTGTTGCGGGAATATCCTTAATTGCCTCTAAGGACAAATGGGCCGCGTTGGAAAAGATATTCACACCGTGTGTTTTGAACCCGGTCAAAAGACCCGCTTTCCATACAGTGACAATCTTGCGATAAAGAGACGACGGCACCAGATCAGCGATATAATTTTGTAACTTAAAAAACCGAACATTCTTGGCCTTGCCCTCGGGCATTTTGGAGATAGCGTCCATTTCCTCTAAGATATATTTGGCCTGTTTCCCGGTCAATTCAGGGATTTGTTTTTGTAAACCGCCAAGACTCCCGCGTCGTTGAGACACCTTTTCATTGTACTTTTGGATTTCACGGGCGGCGTATCGCACTTGTCCCTCGGGTGTAAGCCGTCCTAAGATAGACGCCGCCTGCACAGTGCGACCGGCCTCTGTCAATGTTACGGCAATATCATTGGCAATGGTGGCGGCTTTTTCAAAATATAAATCGGCTTCGGCCGGGGTTTTAGCAGATCGCCCTTTATCTCCATAGTATTTGACGAGTTCACTTGCCATAGAAACCGCCTTATCGTTCATGCCGGATCGAGCCAGTTGTTCGGCCCGGGCAATATCATCGATAATCAGATTGCGGTTTTTGATTGCCAAAGGATCGGTCGGACGCGGCACGTACTGGCCTTCTACCCGCAATTCCGGATAGATTTCTTTGGCACTGGTAATAAACCCTCGTTCACGGGCTTTTTTCAAATCCGCTTTTGACAGCGACCCGGGACGGGTGTCGGCATTAGCGGCAAAAACTTCACGTTGCCGCATTTGCTCAATCGGCGTGGTGTAAGGCTCTTCAATCATGGCCTTGGCTTGGGCGGTATTAAACCGCTGTCCAAAGGCGGTGCTTAAGTCGGCAATCTGGTCCCCGATATTCTTGATTTGTTCAAATCCCTCTTTAGACGGCTTTGCAGTAAATTCATTTACCGCCTTGGAATAGTCAGGCAACAATTTTTTGATTTGAACCAGTTCAGGCAAATCTTTGGCACTTCGACCAATCGTATCAGAAACAGATCGATAATGATCTTCAATCGCCTTGAGATCATCCTTCATTGTCTTGAGTTGTGTCTTTTTCTTTCCGGCTTTGGCGATCAGATTATCGGCATTATTGCGGATTGAAGTTAGTCGAGCCGCGAATCCTTTCATATAGACTTCACGGGCTACACGCTCAGGTGAAGGAGCCTTTAATGGTTTGGGCACCGGTGCTTTAGCCCCCACCGGCTTTTGTTTAGGCAGTTTTAGTTCGGGCAGGTTTTGGTTACGCCCCCCGTAGTATTCGCCGGACACAATCGTATCAAACGCCGTCGGATCACCTTCAAACCCACGTTGCAATAACTGATCGTAGGTGGGCAGATTGGTGCCTTGAACATATTCGTTTAATTGCCGGATCGCTGTCTTATCTCCGGCATTGGCCTTTTCCAGCAGGACATCATACCGCTGGCGGGCCATGTAATCGACAACCTCTTTAGAGAGACTGGCCGGTCGTTCACGCGGGGCAAATTGATCGATCATCTCCGAATCATTCAACAGCTTGCTGATCGCCGCGTCTACCTCGATATCCGGTCGCCCCTTCAAAGCCGGGGCCTTGTCCTTGATGGTTTGGATCATGGCCTTTTTGTTTTTGTAACGTGCCCATGATTGCCGCGTCAAGCCGACTCCTTCAAAAGCAAAGGGTATCCCCATGTTAATTAATATTTCTTCGGTATCCCCGCCGCCGAAATATGTTGATGTACCAAATAACGCACTGGTTGTCGCCCCCCGTGCCAACGCCGGAGTAAATCCCGGACCAGGTATGGCTTTGCCAATACCGCCCAATGTTAATTGCATCGCCGCCCCTTCACCGGGTGAACCGCCATTGGCTAAGTTAATTTGTTCCCATACCATCCATTCCGGCATGGATGGAGCCACCTTTTTTAACGCCGCAATCTGAGCCACAAATCCGGCGATCCCAGCGGCGGCATCTGTAACTTTTTCCGCGACATTTTCCGCCTCTTTGACCTGTAAGGTGACATCCGCTTGCTCGAACCGCTGTTGTTCGGTGGCTTGCTGAATTTGGGCAAACTGTTCAATTTGATCTTTAGCATTTCCGGGCAAGGATAAATTAATCTGACCTTGCCGATATGCCTTGAGTACCCGAAACGCCCGTTCGTCAAGTTCCCGCATTTGAATTTCACCATCGGGCAAGACCCGCCGTGGGCTAACATAATACAATACCCGATCTTCATCCACAGGAAGACCCTGTTCCACCCGGGCGTAAAAATCTTCCTCCAGATTTTCCAGCAGTTTTATGTCTGTGGCTATTCGGCCTAAGTTGGATTCAGTTGACGCCATTGTAACAATATGGCCGATGGTGCTGTTATATAGTTGCTTGCCGAACCGGACCACAAGGTTTTCGCCCTTAGCCCCTTTGGCGTCCGGCGTGGCGGCGTACAGATTTTCCGCCTCATTGATAGGCAAATCAAGTTCGGTGGAGGTGTCATACACATTGGCGGCTGATTCAGCGTCCAATGTCACGGCTGTGCCCACCGGCGTTGAGGATTGCCACTGATACGGCTGTGGTTCCTGATCCTCGACGGGCGTGGATTGCTCCCATAGCGGCATTACTTCACCCTTTCAATCCCGTCCGGTCCGATGAAATGTTCGCCCGGCTGTAACAGTTGCCATTCCTCGTCTGTTGAAATACGCTTCGGAGCCAACGCCGTCGGGGTCTCTCCCTTGGACGCGGCCAAATAAGTAGATCGAAGTTCCTGAGCCTTTACATACAGTTCTTTTTTAGATGCGGCCGGATTCTCGGCCAGATAGTCCGCCATGTCCCGGTTATACAGATCAATAAAGTGCATCTTCTGTTCAAACACGTCATTCGGGCTTAGGAGTTTTTGCAGATCAAACGTCATATTACCCAATGCGTCAAAAGAAATCACCCCGGCATCCTTGCCCAAAATCACCCGGGCGGCCGCCATCGAATACGATTTAGTATCCTGAGCTTGATAGGCTTTGACTTCCCGATTCAGGTCTTCATAAATCGCGGCATACTGTCTTTCATTAATCCCATTGGGATCGGCCAACGACTCACGAATCATTCCCTCTAAATTGGTTCGGCTCAGGGTTCCCCGCCATACATCAATGGCGTGGGTCTTGAGTTCGGTTTCCTTGATGATGTTGCCCCGCTTATCCACGGGTTGCATCGCAATCTTGGCCCATGACTGATAATCATCATCGCTTAATGCCACGCGGCGTTTGACTACCTCTTCGGTTGAAATGGTTCCGGCGATCATCAAGTCGGTGAGTTGCTTGTTGGCTTCCTCGGAAAGATCGCCGGAATTTTTCTGAGCTATACTTAGTAATTTATTGGCATACTCTTTTTTTTCGGTGGTTGCCTCTTCGGATTGGGGCACGGCGGATAACATTTGAATCGCGGTCTGATTGCCCTCGGGAGTTCCTGACGCAATCAAGTCTCTGGATTGCTCCAACAATGAATCGACAAACGCCGATTTCGTCATGGATTCATATTGGGTTATCGTAATATCTTTACTTTCCAACCGGCGATCCAGAATCTCTTGATAATTTTCCAGTTGGCCCCGGGCCAAAAACGTTTGGCCCACCGCCTCAAATTCGTCATGAATATTATTTTTTAACAATATTGCATGGCGTTGACGTGCCGATTCCATCACGTTCGGCAAAATATTATTACGATACATTGTCAAAGACTGGTCAACACGACGATTGCCGACCTTGACATTAGCCAAATCTTGTTGTAACTTTTCAATGATCGGCTGGTCGATTTTTTCATCGCCGGTCAATGACGACATGGCCGAATTGATATACTCAGATATTTGCCGCTGACCATTGGAATAATCCAACGCATTCTTTTGCTGTTGCAATTCAGAGCCAATTTGAAAAATGGTTTGGCCTGCCTGTGCAATCGCCTCATATTCAGCCGTTTGGGGACGGGCATAAGCGGCACCTGCCTGAATATTAACCGGCTTATCGGCATACTCTATATCAAATTTAGCCATGATCCCTCGCTAAAAAATGCTGGAAAACCCGGTTAAAAGCGTTGATCCGGCACTGATCCGACTGGCTCGACGTTGAGATTCGCCTTCTCGACGTAACATCTTTCCCTCGGACCGCAAGCGTTGAGCCTCGGTTGATCCCTCTAAACCGATTTCCAGATTCTCCAATTCGCTTTCCTTGGCCTGCTCACTCATGATTTTAAGTGGTGCCCCGCTGGTTGTCAGGGCACCCGACGCCCCCAAGCCCGCTTGAAGTTCACTCATTTTACGGGCGGCGGCCCGGGCCTGTTTACGGGATTCAATCAGTGATCGTTGTTCGGCGGCCTGTGCCTCACGTTCTTTAACTTGTTGGTTGTACTTGGCAACGGCGGCGGATTCTTCACCGGCCTGATATTGTCCATAAGCCCCGAACAACGTTCCGGCGGCCATGAGTAATGCGGGAACTGCCATTAGTTATCTCCATTAAAATATTGCACTAACAGGATCGCATTCTTGCCCTTACCCAAAAAGTCGATCATGGTACACTCTTCGACAAAGCCCAAATGTTTTGCCGTGCGTATGCCCTCGGGAAAATCCGACGCGACCCATGCCTGCAAGCGTCTGATCTTATGATTACTGCAAAATATTTTCATATAATCCTGTATGACACGAATCGTAGGCACCAGATGATTGCCGATGTATCCACTCAGTTCGATCCATCCCCATGCCGTCGAATCAGTGACCATACGAAAACCACCCACGCCTAAGATGTAATCGCCGTGATCCAACGTATACACAAAATCAATCTGTTCTTGTTGTTCTTTGCCGATAGGTCCATACAGACTATTTTCAGCGACAAAATCAATATCGGCTTTCGTTGCAATTCTAAATTCCATATCATCTCCCCGTCTGTTCAAATCCGACAACAATGGCTTTTACCGTCATGGGAAACGGCTGACTACTGCTAATCAGTATCGGATTTTCCATCGAAAAACCGCCGGGCATATTGACCGGAATATCCCCGGAAAACAAACTTGTTATGTACGCGGCATCTTCAAGCCGCTCATCGTCAAAATTGAAACTAAATAAATCAGAAGTATCACGTCCATACTGAACTCCCTTGGTGTTTAAAAAGATGACCTTTAAATCCGTGATGCGGGTAATCGCCGCAAGGGATGAACCGATCTGGCTGTTTTGGACAATCCGCATCGGTTTAAGCAATGACGTATAAGCCAAACCAACCACCGTCTTTTCGACCGGTGTGGTGGTTAAGGTGATTGAGCCGCTGGACACGGTAAATGTTCCGTCATAAACTCCATCCACCAATGCCACCACCGTTTCGCCCTCCAAATGATCCAGTCCGGAAATCGTCGTCGACGTGCCGGTGTCCATAATCCCGCTGTCCACATAAAACGAATCTTCAATATCGACATCCAGCCGGGTTGCCATTTTTTCG